CTGCCTCGCAGTGGAGTTCGCCCCTGAGTTTGGAGTGGAGGCCAGCAATACGGTCGTCCAGGTAGCGGCGGATGCGAAGGGTGACTATAAGCGGTCGAACTTGCCTCTGCTGGTGGCTGGGTACGATGATGCGTTAACCGTGCCTCAGGTGGCGCTTTATCAGCGGGGATATTGACCATGCAGTTCCCATTCATTGGGGGTAGCAACACCGCCCGAAGCAAGAACTTCGCGGCGGAGGTGTGCATCAACCTCTACCCAGAAATGGGTCAGTCCACCAGCAAGAGCCCCGCCATGTTGGTCGGCACTCCGGGGAAGCGCCTATGGGCGAACCTAGTGGGGGGCAATATCCGGGGCATGTTGCGTTTCACTACCGCTATCGGCATCGCAGTCGTAGGCCCCAACGTGTACAAGGTGGATACCTCGGGCGTTGGCACTTTGCTAGGTACGATTGACCCACTCACGACCCCCGTGAGTATGGCCAGCAACGGCACGCAGGTCATGATTGTAACCGGACCCAATGGATACGTCCTGAATCCTGTAACAGGCACGCTGACCAAGATAGGTAGCACGTCTTTCGTAGGCGCAGACACAGTGCAGTTCGAGGACGGGTACTTCGTGTTCAATAAGACGGGTACAGGCCAGTTCCAAATCACGAACCTATACGGCACTGACATTGACGCTTTGGACTTTGCCACTGCCGAAGGCGCTCCGGATTTGTTGTTATCTCTGCTGGTAGATCACCGAGAGATATGGCTGTTCGGGGAAACCAGTACCGAGGTCTTCTTCAACAGTGGTAACGTGGACTTTCCGTTCGAGCGCATCAATGGTGCGTTCATCGAGCAAGGATGCGCTGCGAAGTTCAGCCCTGCCAAGATGGACAACACCGTGTACTGGCTCACCGCTGATGAGCGTGGTCAAGGCACGGTACAGCGTGCGCAAGGGTACAGCCCCCAACGCATCAGCACCCACGCACTGGAATACGCCATCGGGCAGATGCCTCGCATCGATGATGCTGTGGCGTACACGTACCAACAGGAGGGTCATAGCTTCTACGTACTGAATTTCCCCACTGCTCAACAAACGTGGGCGTTCGATGCGTCAACGAACCTATGGCATCAACGGGCGTGGCGCGACCCGGCGGATAACACCCTGAAACAGGACCGGGCGGTGTGCCAGATGACCTTCGCGGGTGAGACACTCGTCGGTGACAACGGTAACGGCAACATCTACGTCCTAGACCTGGACACCTTCACCGACAACGGTGACCCCATTGCCCGCGTGCGCTCGTGTGCGCACCTAGCCGACCCTGACTACCGACACCAGTTCTTCGCGTCCTTGCAGGTGGACATGCAGACAGGCGTCGGGCTAACCACGGGGCAGGGCAGTGACCCCAAAGCGATGCTCCAGTGGAGTGATGATGGTGGGTATTCGTGGAGTAACGAACTTTGGTCGTCTATCGGTAAAATCGGTGAACGTCGTACCCGCGTGAAGTGGCGTCGGCTTGGACGCAGCCGAGACCGGGTGTTTCGCGTTACCATCACTGACCCCATACGAGTGATCATGGTGGGTGCCAGCGCTCAAGCTTCGTTAGGTGCGTCATGAGTGAAGCACTACGTTTCGTCCCGCCACGGGTGCAACTCGTTGACCCCCGCACGGGCACGATATCCCGCGAGTGGTATCTGTTCTTCCAGGGTGTGTTCAACCGTATGGGGGGTGCTGATGGCATAGGCACTTCTGAGCTGGAGGCCAGCCTGTTTGAAGACGCGGGCAGTAGTGAAACCAACGCCATGCTCTTCACATTAGAGCAGGATACGGGGCAAACACCCCCTCCCCACTACTTTGACGCAGTCAATACAATGACTGCAGAACTATCTGCGTTGCAAGACCGAGTAGCTGAACTGGTCAAAGAACTAGATTCCATCAAACAAGGCATTCTCATTTAGGAGCATATCATGACCGTTACCGCAAAAGCACTCTTCGAACCCTTGCAAGCACAGAACGCTGAGACCAGTCAATACGTCACCCCAGCGGGTACACGCACCATCATTGATAAGTTCACAGGCACAAACACCACGGGCGCGGCTGCAACGCTGACCGTCAAACTGGTAGCGTCTGGAGGTGCTGCTGCTGTGACCAACACTATCGTTTCAGCGAAAACCCTCGCTGCTGGGGAGACGTACACATTCCCAGAAGTGGTAGGACATGTCTTGAATCCTGGTGACTTTATCAGCACTATTGCCAGCACCGCTGCTGCGATAGTAATTCGCGCAAGTGGTCGGGAGGTCAGCTAATGCCACACTATGACGAAGCCCGAGGGCTATTATCAGCAGCAGCAAAGCAGAACGCTACGTTGGTAGCTGACGCCACTCACGCTGCGACGAGCAAAGCGTCTCCGGTCGACTTAGATGAAATACCGCTGATTGACAGCGCGTCTTCGTTCAGTCTGAAAAAGCTGACATGGGGTAATTTGAAAACAGCGGTATCAACATACCTCAGTAACGTATCCTTCGCTATAGGGGCGACAACCCCAGCAGCAGCAGCGTTCACGTCTATGACTGCGACACTGCCTTCCCGATTCGACGACACTCTGACAGTATTGGTAGGTTTGAACGCCGGATATGTTCAGGCGAACTCTGTCGGAGGTTTTCACGCCCACGATGGGGCTCCAGGCACCACAACCACGGTTACAACTGCTGATTTGGTCGGTAAAACCATGGTCTTTCGTGATGGCATACTGGTGGGCTTCTCATGACGAACACAGTAATAGAACAGGTCGAGTACCTGTTACAATGCGCATCTCTAAACGGGGTCGCAGAAGTAGAGGCAGTGTTATTGTCTCACGAGCAGGCCTCTTGTCCCGTGACCCACTACTTCGGACCGGGTATCTACATCCGTGAGGTATCCATGGCTGCTGGCCTATTTGCCATTGGGCACCGTCAGTCCAAGGAGCACATGAATATCATGCTCAAGGGCAGGGTGCTAATGCTCAACGAAGACGGTTCTACCACTGAGATGGTGGCTCCGTTGATGTTCACAGGCAAGCCCGGTCGGAAGATGGGGTATATCCTCGAAGACGTAGTGTGGCAAAACATTTATGTCACCGAAGAGCGCGATGTGCAGGTGCTGGAAAGCATGTTCCTCGATAAAAGTCCTGCATGGCAAGAGCTGAGTGATCGGCGTTTGGAAGCCCAACGCAAAAAACACGTATCTGATCGCGATGACTTCAGGCGCATGCTCAACGAATCGGGGTTTACCGCACACACGGTACAACATCAGTCTGAGAACCCGTACGATCAGTGTGGTATGCCCCAAGGTGCGTGGAAGGTCAAGGTAGGTGAATCACCAATCCAAGGCAAAGGAGTGTTCCTTACCGCTGACGCTGGTGCTGACGAGGTGCTCGGACCTGCACGAATCAACGGTTTGCGCACCCCGCTCGGGCGGTTTACAAACCACTCCTTAACACCCAACGCGAAGATGGTGCTGCACCCCAACGGAGATATCAGTCTGGTTACGCTGTGTGAGGCAAAGGGCTGCGTAGGTGGCATCGACGGAGATGAGGTGACAATAGACTACAGGCAGGCTTTGCGACTATCCGGAATTACCTGCTCAACCATAGGAGAACTAACATGAGTGGAATTGCAACAGCGATCGTAGGGTCTGCCGTCGTCGGCGGTATTTTGAACAAACAGGCTGCGAGCAGTGCAGCTAACGCACAGAAAGAGTCTGCCGGTGCAGCGAACGAAACACAGCTTCAAGCAGCACGTGAATCGAACGCGCTGCAACTCAAAATGTTCGAGCAGAACCGTACTGACCAACAGCCGTGGCGTGATGCGGGGGTAACGGCACTCGGTCAGCTCGGTGCAGGCACAGCAAACGGAGGAGACTTCAACCGGGACTTCACGCTGGCTGATTTCACCAAAGACCCCGGCTACGACTTCCGTATGCAACAGGGTCAACGCGGTTTGGACTCGAGTGCTGCTGCTCGTGGTGGTGCTCTCAGCGGGGCTGCTATCAAGGCATCAGAACGGTACAGCCAAGACTACGCTTCAGGCGAGTACTCCAACGCATACAACCGATTCAACGCTGACCGCACCGCGCGATTCAACCGTTTGTCATCTCTAGCCGGGGTCGGTCAAACTGCTACGAATCAAGTCGGGGCACAGGGCGCTCAGATGGCGTCAAACATTGGAAACACACAAGTCGCCACTGGGAACGCCATTGCGAACAACCAGATTGGTGCAGGGAACGCTCAAGCTAGCAGCTACATCGGACAGGGTAACGCACTAAGCGGCATGGCGAGCACTCTTGGTAACTTTGCTATGAATAGGTACTACACAAATAACCCCCCCAACTACGGAGGAGGCAACACAAACGGGTACGGGTCGGGCGTTCAAGGTGGGTGGGGAAGCACTGGCGCAGAAATGCCTATCTACGGTTGAAAGGAAACATAACATGCCAATTGATTCTTCCATTGCGATGTCGGGTCGTCAGTTCCAGATGGCTGACCCCCTTGAAGTACAGAGCCGAGTAATGTCCCTCGGGCAACTTGCGGGTCAGCAACAGCTCCAGCAGATGCAAATTCAACAAGCTCGACGTGCTCAGGACCAGGAGAACACTCTCGCTGATCTGTATAAAGGTAACGTCAACCCTGACGGTACGGTCAACCGTCAGGGTGTTCTGTCAGGGGCTGCTCAGCGTGGTTTGGGTTCTAAGATACCCGGCATGCAGAAACAGTTCGCTGACGCTGACAAGGCGACTGCAGATGTGGGCCACGTAGGGGCTCAGACCAGTGATCTGAATTGGAAAGTACAGAAGGGCAAGATTGAAGCCTCCGGCAATGCCCTGAGCTCTTTGCTGTCGAACCCCAATGTAACCCACGACGACGTGATTGGTACGATGGTGGGTCTAGTACGCAAGGGCATCGTAACCCCGGAGCAAGGCCAGCAGGCTATCCAAGAGCTGCCCGGTGACCCCGTGCGTCTGCGTCAATATCTTGTGCAGAAGGGTATGGAGAACGTAGAAGCAGGCAAGCGCATGGATATGATGGCACCCAAGCGTACCGAAGTCAATGATGGCAAGACAACATCCTTCGTTGATACGAACCCGTACACGAACCCTCAGGGGCCTGCACCTATCCGCATGCAGACCACTCCAGGTCAGGACCAGAGCAACGCTACGCAGGTCCGTGGTCAGAACCTTGTCAACGCACGGGCAGTGGACGCCAATGGGATCGCTCAGACCTCCGCACGTACCCAAGTGGTGGAAGGACCTGATGGGTTCATGCTCATCGACAAGGGTACAGGTTTGGCTCGTCCTGCTGCCAATCTGAACGGTGCTCAAGTGCAGGGCAAAGACCCCGGACTGAACGACACACAAGCCAAAGCACTGCTGTTCGGTTCCCGCATGCAGGCTGCTGAGAAGGTGCTGAGTGAAATGTCCGCCCAAGGCACGGTGCGTCCTTCGGTTATGAAGAACGTCGTCGAGCGTATCCCGCTGGTGGGCGGTGCTGCTGGTGCTGCTGCCAACAGCATGTCTTCGCCACAACAACAGAAGGTCGAGCAAGCTCAGCGCGACTTCGTTAATGCGGTGTTGCGTCGTGAATCTGGCGCTGCCATCAGCCCGACTGAGTTCGAAAGTGCGAAGAAGCAGTACTTCCCGTCCGTAGGTGACTCTTCCGAGGTTATCCAGCAGAAGGCTGCAAACCGTCAGCTCGCCACACGGGGTCTGATGGCTGAAGTACCTGCCAAGCGACGCGACTCAATTGCCAATCCTGCTGCGGATGATTCGGGCTTGCCTGCTGATATCGCAGCCATTCTAAAGAAGCATGGAGGTAAGTGATGGCTACCCAAGAAGATATCATTCATGCTATTCGCGCTGCCGACAAGGCAGGTGATTCTGCGTCTGTACGCAAACTCGGTGCCTACCTGAAGACCATGCCCCAAGCTACGCCCGCTGAGGCACCAGACCCAATGGAAGGCATGAGTACTGCGGACAAGTTCTTCGCTGGTGCTGGCAAGTCCATCACAGATGTGGGTCGTGGTGTAGGCCAGCTCGCACGTGACGTGATGCCTACCCGTGCTGCTGATGCTCTGGGCCTGCCCACGCAAGCGGATATCGACGAAGCCAAGCGCCTGGACGCTCCATTGATGCGCACCACTGCTGGCACCGTAGGTAACGTCACGGGCAGTGTGGCTACTGCTCTGCCTGCCATGTTCATACCGGGTGCTCAGGGTCTTGCGGGTGCTGCCATCACGGGTGCTGCCATCACGGGTGCTGGCATGGGGCTCATCCAGCCTGTTGCCAGCGACGAGTCCCGGTTGAAGAACGTTGCTGTCGGCGCTGGCGCTGGTGCTGCTGGCGTGGTGGCAGGTCGGGTGCTGGCTGCTGGTGCCAAGGGTGCCAAGGCACTGGTAGAGCCCTTTACAGACAAGGGTAGACAGGCCATAGCCGGACGCACCTTGGACCGGTTTGGTGTTCAAGCGGGTGACGTTGCTGGCGTCACAGGCACACCAACGGTCACGGGTGCTGTGCCCACGATGGCAGAACAGATCGCACGCCCTGAGGGAGCTGCTGGTGCTGCTCGCCTGCAGGACTCGGTCCGCAGCCTTGACCCTGAGATCGCCAACAAGTTCGTTGCTCGTGAGGTTGAGAATAACGCTGCACGGGTGGGTACGTTGCGCGAAATGTCTGGTGAAGGTGGTGCTCGCGACTTCGTTGCTGCTATACGCAACGGTACTGCGAAGGAACAGTACGGGAAGGCATTCGCTACCCTCATGGACATGAGCACCATGTCAGCTGCTGAGAAGGGCGAAGTCACCAAGCTCATGCAGACTCCCGCTATTCGAAACGCCATAAAGGAAGCGAAAGAAATCGCGGGTAATAGTGGTCTGAGCTTGAACAACCCCAACGGGAGCATCGAAGGGCTGCACCTGACCAAGCTGGCAATGGATGACGCAATAACCGCTGCCAGCAAGGGGGGCTCAGCCGTTGCGGTCAACAAAGCCATGTCCATCAAAACGGCACGTGACCGCCTCGTGACGTTCATTGAGCGCATGGCCCCCGACTACGCTGAAGCTCGTGCTACCTATGCTGGCATGAGTAAGCCCCTGAACCAGATGGACGTGGCCGACGCGCTGTTCCGCAAGGGTACAAGCGCCACGAGCGATCTTGGTGGCACACCACGCCTGATGCCTGACAAGTTCGTCAGCCTGCTGAAGAACGAGCAAGCTACGGTGAAGCAGGCAACAGGGCGGGACCTAGGCAAGCTCTCTGAAGTGCTTGATCCCGACCAGTATGCTAAGGTGATGGCAGTCGGCCAGGAGCTGGACAAGGGTGCTGCTGTGGCTCGTGCAGCCAACGGTCCAGGCAGTGCAACGGCACAACGTCTGGCTTCCCAGAACGTGCTGCGTCAAATCCTTGGGCCTACTGGCTTGCCTCAGAGCTGGGCTGAATCTACGCTGCTGAATACCGCCATGCGTCCTGTGCAGTTCGCCTACAACGGTGTAGCAGAACCCAAGATTCAGAAGGTATTGGCTGATCTGTTGCTTGACCCTACCAAGGCTCGTGCAGCTCTGCAAGCTGCTCGTACTGCTCCACAGATCTTGCCTCAGCCGATACGGGATGCTATACCGTATTTGGAGCAGGCTATGAAGTCGTCAATCCCGGCTGCTGCGCTCGCGGGACAACGGTAAGAACAGGAATCGTTTGAGTTTGCTGTCAGGCATGCGACTACGCAATACCTCGACTGCCACACGTATTGGGACGAGAATTGCAACGGCAACAAACGGTTTCAGGAAGATGGCTAGTAACATACTCATCAGAATATTTTTAACAGGAGTTCAGATATGGCTACATTGCTGCCCGAGGGCAAACAGAGTTTCACCAATAGCGCTGGTGCCCCGTTGATCGGTGGAAAGTTGTACACGTACGACGCGGGTACCAGCACCCCAAGGACCACGTATCAGGATGCAGCAGGCACGGTGCCCAACACGAATCCAATCATCTTGGACTCTCGAGGCGAGGCGACCATCTTCTGGGACGGTTCGTACAAAGTCATATTGACTGATGCTGCTACCGTCACCATCTGGGCGGTCGATAACGTCAGGACTGATTCTCTACGTGTTGATCTTGCTGTATCAACCGGCGCGATGCTGGTGGGGTATACGCCTGCTGGTGTGGGGGGTGTATCCAGAACATTACAAGCTAAAGAACGCGAAACAGTGAGCGTTAAGGACTTTGGTGCGGTGGGGGATGGGGTTACGGATGATACCGCTGCGTTTCTGGCCGCATGTGCGTCACTTGGTGTCAAGGGTGGGAAGGTTCGGTACCACGACAAGCACTTGATAAATAACAACTTAACCGTTCCCTCGAATGTTACGATTCTCGGCCCGATGGCGTTTGTAGGGTCACCAGTGGACAACTCCAGCACACCGTATGGAGTTCTAGCGGCGCTGATACTCAATAGCACCAAGACAATTTCACTCGGGGGTGGTGCGGGCATCAAAAGCTGTCTGATATACCGGAAAGGTATGACATTCCCATCGTCGGATTCCTCTGCGTTTGCTGGGACTGCTGTCACAGCGGCTGGTGATGACTGTTTTCTGGCGACTTCCATGGTGCTCGGATTCGACAAAGCGTTTTATTCAACTGGAAAACAACGCCCCAAGATCACCGACGTCATGCTGGACAACCTGAATGGGGTGCATATCGACGCGTGCTTCGATATCGCATACCTAACGCGGGTGCATTCATGGCCTTTCGCCACTATCGCGGCGGGCGGTGCAGCATCAACGCTACGTCGTCCAGGCACTGCGATCCACTTCTCTAACGGCGGTGACTGGAATAAAGTGACTGACTGCTTTTCCTATGCCTATGCTAGAAGTGTTCACATAGAGGCATGCAACTCAGTTACGATTCAAGGGTGTGGAGCTGACAGCACTGGAAGCTATGCTGGACAAATTGGCTTCATGGTCACAGGGAACTCTGAAGATACCCGACTGGTCAATTGTCAAGCGGCAGCTCAGGAAACTGGGTACTATGTGAGCACTGCATCGGGGGTCCAAACAAGACTCACCGGATGTGATTCGTGGGCATGCACTATACATGGCGTGCTAGTGGATGCTGCGGGGGATGTCAAGGTGCAGGGCGGCATCCACCGGAATACGGGTAACGCCGTAACGTTGAACAACGCTACCTCCACGGTGTCAGTGAACGGTATCCGGACAAAAGCAATATCCGGTGTAATATTCAACGTAGTCGTCCCCACCACGGGTCTGACGATAGGTACAGACAACAACTACGGGGATTGGGCTGCTGGTGCCTCTATCGCAAATAATGCCACGCACGTTATCAGGTCTGTGGCGTCTGCTGACCCGCTTAATTTACCTGCTCAGGGTGAGTTCTTCCAAGTGACTGGAAGTACGTCATTTGGCACTATGAACGGCGCATGGGTGGGTAGAAAAATAACGTTGAAGTTTTCCGGCACCCTAACAGTGTCCGACGGCGGTGCTTCACTAAAGCTGAACGGGAGTTTGAACGCTACGCCAGACACTACACTCAGCCTCATACATGACGGCGTCGCATGGTTAGAACTGGCAAGAAGCGTCAACTAAATCATCGGGCACAGACAACGTATGAACAACGACAACGACAACAGTGCAGTGGTTTTGAAGATGGTTGTCGCGTGGTTCGGCGCGGTATTCGGCAGCATCAGTCTTTCGGACGCGGTGCTCGCGGCGACACTCGCATACACGCTCCTGCAGACATATATTCTTCTTCGCAACCTTTGGAAAGGTGTTTGATATGAAAGTTATCTTCTGGTTTTACATGGCCCTGAACTGGTGGGTGTACTGGTGATGAATATTACCGACACGATCACGTCGATCATCAAACGGGAAGGCGGGTATTCAAACAATCCGTCTGACAAAGGCGGCGAAACCATCTGGGGCATCACCGTTGTGGTGGCTCGCGCCTTCGGGTACACGGCGGCCATGTCGGCTATGTCGCAGCAAGTCGCACGAGACATCTATGTTCAGCGCTACTGGCACCAACCACGGTTCGACGATATTGATATGGTCAGCGAGCTGGTGGCAGAAGAGCTGCTGGACACTGGTGTCAACATGGGTACAGCAATAGCAGGCAAATTCCTCCAACGTGCGCTGAACGTGCTGAACCAAGGTGACAAGGCGTACCCCAATATATCCGTGGATGGTGCAGTAGGCAACATGACCATCGCAGCGCTCAAGGTGTTCTTGGCAGCACGGGGCAAGGCAGGCGAGGCGGTGCTGGTGCGCATGCTCAACGCTCAGCAGTCCGTACGGTACATCGAGCTGGCTGAAGCCAACGTCAGCCAGGAGTCGTTCGAGTATGGCTGGCAACTCAACCGTGTAGGAGGTCTCTGATGGACTGGATGAAACTCGTAAGCACGGTCGCACCGTGGATTGGCACTGCGCTCGGGGGGCCTCTGGGCGGCATGGCGGTGGAAGCTGCTGCCAACGCTCTGGGCTTGTCTGACAAGACGGTTGACTCGGTGAAGCAGGCCCTGTCCGGGGTCACCCCTGAGCAGATGCTGGCACTGAAGCAGGCTGATCAAGCGTTCGCCCTGCAGATGCAGGCGTTGGGCTTCAAGAATGTAGCTGACATGGAAGCCATCGCAGCAGGTGACCGGGATAGCGCAAGGCGCATGCAAACAGCCAAGCCTAGTCCCGTGCCTGCCCTGCTGACCTGCTTCGTCGTGGGGGCCTTCACTACCACGCTGGTGCTACTGCTGAAATTCGACGTGCCTGCTACCAACAGGGACATCGTGGTGTACATGATCGGCCAGCTCAGTGGAGGCTTCACCAGTGCGCTGGCCTTCTGGCTTGGCACCACACGGGACTCCGGCCGGAAGACAGAGCTGCTGGCGCAGAGCACCCCAAGCACCTGAGATACCATTGGTATCCAAGTCAAAGGCCCCTCTTGGGGCCTTGATTTTGCCTAGGGGGTGGCCTAGGGCAAGGGCTAAAAACGTACCTTACGATGTTTTTGGCCTTCGCTGGTTAGTAGGCTGTAACCACAACAGTCTTGCCCAACGCACGGATGCGACCAGCACGCTCGTTGGCACGCTCCATGGCGTACTCAGCAGTACCCACGCCTTCTTCCAGCACCTTACCGTTCATCTGGATGGTGTATGCCTTACCGTAGGCTTCCACGATGATTTCCACTTGTGCTGCATGCTTGGCACGCTTCGGCATGCCCGCGCCACTGAGGATGGCGATAGCGGTATCGAGGTGCTTGGTTTTGGAAGTGGTCATGGAGTGCTCCGGGTTGTTGATAGAAGTACTATCACGAACCCCCGAAGAGGTTCGCAAGAGGTTTCGTTACTTGCCCAGGATGTCGTCGAGAGCTGCGTCAACAACCTTCTTGGCTTCCTTGACCTTGGCGGTCTTGGCACGTTCGTAGAGCACTTCCTGGATGTCCCAGCCGTTCTTCTTGGCGGTACGACGGCAGCAGACCACCAGCTTGCCTTCTTCGTTGATGGCCACGATTGGGCGCTTGCGACCGTCAGCGGCTGCGACGGACTTGGCTTTCGCCTTGCTGGTGACTGTGGGTGCCAGCTTGTGTGAAACGACTGCTGGTGCGACTACGGGGGCTGCTTGTTTGGTTGTCATGGCGAAGTTCCTTTCAGGGTTGCTGAGCTGCTGAATGCCTCTCAGTGAACGTATTTTCGTACGTTCAAGAACTTCGCCAAGACCTTTCGTTAAAACCCTATCAAGACATAGGGGTATTCAAATGTCCTTGCCTTGGTCAACGTAGCCAGCACCCGGTTCGCTACCGTCATCCAGGCCCCCCAACTTGTTCCACACACGGTCTTGCTCGTCAAGCGCTGGTGCTGGGTACGTCCCAGAGATGAGGCGCTCAATGCGTGCCTGCAACATAGTCAGGTCCTCGACGAACTGCCAGTTACACACGGAGTTGATGCAGGCGTACTCGATGGGCAACAGCTTGTTCGCCTCAGCGTACTGCGTCATCCGGGCGAAGCTGACCATCTTGTGGCGTGGCATGCGACCACCAGTAGCAGCCAGCTCGATGAGCTTGGTGCAGAAGTGCAGTGCCTTCTCAGCGTCCTCCTGGCCCTTCTTGAAGCGGTGCCGTGTGATGTACTTGCTGATCTGGCCTTCGAAGTAGCCAAGGTCCAGCTCGTGGGCGAGGTCCCAGTGTTGGAACGGGTTCTTGTAGTGGGTTCCACCTACTTGAGTTTGGTTAGCGGTGCTCATGCGTTCATCTCCAGTTCTGCGCCTGTTGCTGGCGCGATTCCAAGGGTCCAGGCGTCGGCCACCACTTCGGCGGTCAACTCCTGCGCGTTATCAGGCATCTTTGCCATCAGTATCCAGCCGAGCCCACGAGCTACCGTAGGTCGGCAATACGAGTTGCCAAGGCGAACTTCTTCCAGGCACCAGAGCACCAGCTCCATGCGATCAGCCCACTTCAGTAGGATAGCCTCAGGCACGGTGATCAGGAAGTCCTGGAACAACGGAGCAAGGTCTTCCTCGATGCTGTCCATCAGTGGTCCGAGCTCTGGGTGTACCCGCTTGATGGGGGCAGGTATGTCACCTGTGAACAGCTCAGGCAGATCGTGGTGCAACACTGCGTTCATCAAATTCTTGGTACACAACGGGTTGACCTGCTTGATGAGCATCAGCATGCCGAACGTGTGCTCTGCGATGGACTGACTACGGTGCGTGCGCTTCACGTGGTAGCGCTTCACAGCGCCTGCATCGCGGTACAGGGTAGCTTCTACGAGGGCCTTCATGCCAGCACCACTTTCTTGTCAGATGCACGATGGGCACGACGCTGCACCCACTCGAACATCACCAGACGCCAGTCTGAAGCAGGCAGCTCTTGGATAATCGCCATAGAGCTGGCGTAGAGCTTCGCCTTGTACATGTCGTACGCACGCACAACGGGAGCAACTACGTTACGACCGAACTCAGACGAGTACTCAACATGCGCAAGGACTTCACCCTGCTCAACCTGCGTCGCCATGCGGATGCAGTCGTAGTACAGCATGAGTGCGTCTTCCGCGTCAACAGCCAGCGGGTAGGGCGTCACCGAACCCAACGAGTATGGGTTGTTGGCGTGGCCATGCTCGTACTCACCCTCACGGAACTTCAGCCAGAACGGGTTGTCCGTGTAGACGTGGTAGTTGTTCGACTGCTGAACGTAGTAGCCTACCTGCACACCCACCATGATGGCGATGAACTCTTGCAGGATGCTGAACTGCACTGCGTTGGCCCCGTATGCACCCCACACGGCATCGTTGCTTCGGTTGCATACCGTCATGTTGAGCTGGCCTTCCACGATGTCCAGCATGACCATGTCGTTGCAGGGCATGTCCTTGGTCGACTTGTCCAGGTCCATGACGGGGTTCCAGATGCTCATCACGACTTGCCGTGTGTCTGGCTTGCGCTTGAGCATTTCACAGGCACGCTCAATCTGGTCGAAGCCGAAGGCGTTGCGCAGACGATGCCCATACGCACCATGGAACACCACACCATCATCACTGAACTGGCTGATGTTGTCGAGGAAGTACTTGGGCAGCTCAACCCGATTACTGCCCGACAGAATCCACAAGGACTCGATCAAGTGGAAGAACGGGTTAGCATCACGGATGGTATCGAACAGCACGCGCTGACGGGGCTGCGAGTACACAGTGCTGACAGGGCCTGGAACCCGCATGGTTGTCAAGCCACGGGACTCGGAGAGCACGCCACGCTCTTGCAGGAGGGTCAAGCCCAGAGGCAGGGCTTCGTTGACGTTGTTGACGCGCAGGATAGCGCCATAACGGTTGTCGTTCATGTTGTGTTGCCTTTCAGAGAAGATCATCTACGCTGGGTTCGGGGAGACCCAGCAGCTCCAGCGCCATGTTGTACGCCTGACGGTATTGTACCCGGTGTACTTCAAGACCTGCTCGTTCAAGACGGTCTGCCCAGCTACGCGCAGACGCCAGCTTGCGGTACAGGTTCTTGGGGTCGTAGGGCTTCGTGGTGCCCTTGGCTGCACGACGCTTCAGCACGTTCTGGATACAGATGGTTTCGGGTGTATCTAGTAGGATGAACACGGCATGGTCAAAGTAGCTGGCGAAGGTCTGGCAGGTGTCCACGCCTGGAGTGACCAGACCCTCAGCGAACACGTTGCGTACGAACCCTACGTTGTGCTGGAGCACGTCGTGTAGAGCTGCGTAGGGCTGCATGCCGTCCACGCCTCCACAAGCGTTACCGTACTTGCCAGCCAGGACCACGCCAGCTACGCCAGTGTGAGTCCATGTAGCCTTGGGGGTAGCTGCCAGCTTGGACACGCCTTGCGCACCACCAGCCGCCGCCAGCACAGCACGGGCGAGGGTGCTCTTGCCGCTCCCGTTGGTGCCAT